ATTAACGATACAACAAACTTCGCTTCGTGGGCGCAACAGGTAGCCCCGATGTTTTTGTGTAAGTTGTTTATGTTTAACAGTCTTTTTAGGCTGCGTCCGCTGTTGCCTCTCACCGACAGCGGCTACATCAATATTGGCGCACTGACTCCTGTGCTGACTTTTACGGATCTTAGCGTGAGCGCCGATTCAACCGTTGGCACGATTATTGCGGGCTCATACCAGAAAACCTACACCTCAATCGACGACCGCCGCCCATTCCGTATCGTCGTTACGTTCAAAAAAACCAGTCAATATTTTGTCGAAGTTGCAACAACTGTAAAAGTCCGTTATTTGGACTATGCGGCTGATGTGCCAGAAGAAAGCTACGACATGAGCGACTTTTGCACTAATGACATACATGCTGCGTTGTACGCGAAGTATGTACTAGCTACGCGCCGCTACTCAACGCACCGCGTCAGCTTCCAAACAGCGCAAAGCCCTAACAACCTCGCTGCACCTTTTAAGCCCCTAGATCTGATTGCGGTATCCATCAAACGCGAGGACAGCACCGGCACCAACCGTACCGAAACCAACCACTACTTAATTGAAAGCTTGGAACTGGATTCCACCACCGGCATCACGTCTGTCACCGCCACGCATTTTCCGCTAAATGGCAGCGGGGTTAGCATTATTTCAGCCAGCATCGAAAATCCCAACTTCGACGTTGAGTTATGAGTACCTTCCCCTCGGTTAAGCCTTCAACGCGGGTCTGGACACCTGGCGCCAGAGCACAGACGATCCATCAGGCATTAGATGGCGTTGAGATTCGTTTTGTCCACGGCAGCCGCACGGTAGGACAACAGCTCAGCCTGTCGTTTGAGAACGTCACCGAGGCAGTCGGCAAGTCGATCACTGACCACTACGCCGCAAACGGCACTACCTACGGCACTTTTGCACTGCCCGCCGAAGTATTTGCTGGCATGAACGCCTACAACTACACCAACGAGGCAACAAACGCTTGGCGCTATGCCGGACCGCCCCAAGTGACGTACCAGACGCCTGGGTATCAGAGCGTTACCGTGGATCTATTGGGGGTTAGCGCCTGATGGCTAAGTATTTCACTGGCGCTGACGGTGCGTTGTACGTAGGCGGCACCAAGCTGGCAAAAATCCGTAACTGGTCCCTTAGTGGTTCGGTCGAAACGCTCGACGTAACCCGCACCGACGACACAGCCCGGAAATTCATCTACGGGCGCCAGTCTTATAGCGGCTCCTGCACTGCTCTGTATTACGAAGATGCAGCTGGGGCACTGGAGATGAACACTCTACTGACCAACATCATCCGCACCAGCGGCACTACCGCCACCGCAACGGCAACCCTGCTGCTGGAGCTTGCCAGTAATCGGCAGATTCAAGCAACGGTGCTGTTTACCTCAGCTGACATTGCAGCGTCTACAGGCGAAATCGTCAGTGTCAGCCTAGGGTTTCAAGTAACTGGCAACTTGACTGTTGCAACCATGGGGGCAGCGTAATGGCGGTTTATCTCGGCAATTCCGGCCTTGTCTCCATCCAACGCACTGGAGCGAGCACCTATACCTCAACGCTGGATCCCGGCGACGTTAATGTCGCACAAAAGCGTTTTAGCTTCGACTTTCCTAACGACACCTTTATTACCGGGGACTACCTGCAGATTACCCGCGTCGGTGGCGGCAACCTTGATTTTGTCGATGCTGCAGGCTTCACCCCGCCGGGCGTCACGAGCACTGGTGCCTGGTACGTCAACGTCGATGCTGTCGGCGGCATCCGCCTGTTCAAAACCTGGGGCGCTGCACTGAAGGGTGACTTCAACGACGCCGTGGTTCTTGCCACACCCAGCGGAAGTTACACAATAACGGTCAGTGTTACCAACGCCGGGTATCGCACCCTTGGCGAGGTTGTGTCCTATGAACTAAGCACGCAACGGGCTGCTCTTGATGCCACGGTGCTGGGCGAAGAATTCGTGGAGCAAGTCAGCGGCTTGGTTTCCGGCAGCGGGCGCATGACCTGTTTCTGGGATTTTGGCGAAAACCAAGACTTTGAAGCCGCCCAATACATCCATCACCTGATCCTACGCCAGCAACTCGGCAGTAATTTCAGCGCCGCCTTTACCCTCAAACGCAACGGCGAATCTGCCGCCACTGGTCCCAGCAACACCGATTCATCTCAGCTGTACTACTTAGTAGACGGCTTGATCACCAACGTCGGCATTTCGTTTGAGGCGAGCACCGCCGTTCAATCCCAGATCGAATTTGTGACGACCGGGCAAATCCAGTTGCGGTACAGCACGGGCGGCAGTATTGCGGGAAGTCTGTTGTTGCAGGAAGACAGCAATGCACTGGACCTAGAATCAGGTATAGGCCGCTTGCTGCAGGACGAAATCTGAGTCATGGCAGACCTCAAAATTTCCCAGCTCAATAGTCTTGCCGGCTCATCACTGGCAAACAACGACGTTGTAGCTGTCGTCGATACCTCGGCCAGCGAGACCAAAAAGATCACATCAAAGGAGCTTGTTCAATATGGATATGGACTCGTTGACCCCAGCACCCTCGACGGTGACATCATCGAACCTGGCACCACTACCGCCAGAGGCACCGTCCAGCTTACCGACAGTACCAGTAGTACGAGTACCACCACCGCAGCTACTCCAAACGCTGTTAAATCTGCCTACGACCTAGCTAACGCAGCAATGCCGAAGGCTGGTGGCACGTTCACCGGCAACATCAGTTTTGAGGGCAGCACTGACGACGCCTTTGAGACGACCTTTGCGATCACCGACCCCACGGCTGACCGCACCATCACCTTCAAAAACGAATCTGGCACCGTCGCTTACCTGAGCGACATTTCCGGCATCAGCACATTTTTGCCACTGACCGGTGGCACGATGACCGGGCAGATCCTCGGTGATGACTCCACTAGTGCCAGCACTCCTGGCTATGCCTTTGACGGCGACCCTGACACCGGCTTACTCCGCACTGGCGCCAACGAAATTGCCCTTGTCACTGGTGGTACTGCACGGCTAACTGCAGACGCATCCGGCAACATCAATATCCCCGGTAATTTATCTGTTCAGGGCACAACTACAACAATCGATTCCACCACATTGGTGGTGAAGGATAAGAACATCGAAATGGGTGCGGTTGCCACCCCGACCGATGTAACTGCAGACGGCGGCGGTATCACCCTGCGTGGTACGACCGATAAAACAATCAACTGGATTGATAGCACCGACGCTTGGACATTTAGCGAGCACATCAGCATCGCTAGCGGTAAAGAGTTTCGGATTAACGGCACCAAAGTTCTTGACGCCACCAGCCTCGGCAGTGGTGTTGTTAGCTCCAGCCTCACAAGCGTTGGCACACTTACCGGCCTGACACTCAGCGGTGACGCGCTGCTACAAAACCAAGCTGACCTGCGCTTTGGCGAGGCAACCGGGAACGGCACTAACTGGGTTGCGTTCCAAGGTGCAGCAAGCATCGCCAGCAACGTCACCTGGACACTGCCCGCAACAGACGGCACAAGCGGTCAAGCACTCAGCACCAACGGCTCTGGAACACTGAGCTGGACAAATGTTGGCAGCGGCGATGTGACGCTGACCGGCACTCAAACGCTCACCAACAAAACTCTCACCGACCCGGCGATCATCGGCACGATCCTTGAGGACGTGTTCACGATCACCGATGGGGCAGCGTTTGAGATTGACCCCGGCAACGGCAGTGTCCAGCTGATCACGCTCGGCGCTAACCGCACACCCAAGGCCACCAACTTTGCAGCCGGTGAAGCGGTCACGCTGATGGTGGATGACGGCAGCGCCTACACGCTCACTTGGAGTGACTCGACCTTTGGTGGTTCTGGCGTGGTGTGGAAGACCGGCGGAGGCAATGCCCCGACGCTGAATACAACGGGATACACGGTTATTGTGCTCTGGAAAGTCGGCACGCAGGTGTACGGCGCTCGCGTGGGAGATGCCTGATGCTGAACAGTAAAGCACTCGCTGCATCCGCCAGCGCACCAAAGGTTTACATTGAGGAGTGCTTCCAAAGTTGGCTTTATACCGGCAACGGCAGCACGCAGACGATCACGAATGGGATTGATCTGAGCGGTAAGGGTGGGTTGGTTTGGATCAAGAGCCGTTCATCTGGCGTCGAATATCACAATTTATTTGATACGGCGCGTGGTGCTGAATACGTACTCTTTTCAAATACAACGGATGCGAGTGCTAGTTCACCAACTCGTCTCTCTAGCTTTAATTCTACAGGTTTCACGGTAGGCTCTAATGCAGCAACTAATGCTAATTCTGCAACTTTTGCCTCCTGGACCTTCCGCAAGGCGGCCAAGTTCTTTGATGTGGTGACGTGGACTGGAGATGCAGTTCAAGGGCGGGCAATCTCTCATAACCTTGGTAGTGTGCCTGGCTGCATTATTGTCAAGCGATTAGATAATACCGGCCAATGGAACGTATATCACCGTAGTACTAGTGCAAATCCCGGAGAGGATCTACTTATTCTCAATAGCACAGCAGCTGTAAATCCAGGGGTCGGATTTGCCTACTGGAATAATGCTACTGCTACCGCAACTGAATTTTATTTAGGCACAAATCAATCGGTCAATGCCTCGGGCAACACCTACGTCGCCTACCTGTTCGCGCACGACGCTGGCGGGTTTGGCGATAGCGGGAATGACAACGTTGTTAGCTGCGGGAGCTATACCGGCAATAGCAGTACCACTGGACCGACAATAAATCTCGGTTGGGAGCCACAGTGGTTGTTAATTAAACGAGCTAGTGGAGGTACAGGCGGATGGTTCCTGTTGGATTCCATGCGTGGCATTGCCACCGGAAGTGCTGATGCCAGCCTCCAAGCTGAGAGTTCCAATGTGGAAAACACTGCGGATGATCGCTTGTCGCTTACTTCAACAGGTTTTCAATTAACAACCACATCAGGCTTTTTTAATAATTCTGGCGACACCTACATCTACATCGCCATCCGACGCGGGCCGATGAAGACGCCCACCGATGCGACGAGTATATTCAATACTTATCAAACTTCTACAAGTCGTTTGATTGGTGATAAGTATGATTCAAACTTGTATCCACCGGACTTGTATATTTGGTTCAAGCAATCCGCAGGAGGGGGTGCCTGGTGGCAAGACCGACTGAGAGGCTGGAAAAGTTTTGCATCTTCTAGTACAGGCGCCGAAGAGGCTACAACGTACATAAAACAATCAGGGAAACAAGACGAGCTTGAATACATTGCCAACTGGGACAACGCTACAGGATATGCCAACTGGTATTTCCGCCGCGCCCCCGGCTTCATGGACGTGGTGGCTTATACGGGCACGGGTGCTAACCGCACGGTGAGCCATAACCTTGCCGTGGTGCCGGAGTTGATTATTGTTAAGCGGAGAGACGCAACTGGTGGCTGGCTTGTTTATGTATCCGCGCTCGGCGCAACGGAATTTCTGCAGCTTCAATCAAGTGCTGCACAGAGCACTCTTTCTTTAGCCTGGAATAACACGTCTCCAACCAATTCCGTTTTTAGTGTAGGCACTAGTAGTTCAGTAAATGCTTCCGGCGGCACCTACATCGCCTACCTCTTCGCCACCTGCCCCGGCGTGAGCAAAGTCGGCAGCTACACCGGCACCGGCACCACGAAGGACATTGACTGCGGCTTCACTAACGGATCACGGCTAGTTTTGATTAAGAAAACAGATAGTACAGGAAACTGGTATATTTGGGATTCCGCCAGAGGCATTGTTTCCGGGAATGATCCATATTTATTGTTAAACTCAACAGCAGCAGAAGTAACGAATACTGATTATATTGACCCGTTGTCCTCTGGATTCCAGATTAGTTCTACGGCTCCGGCAGAAATCAACGCAAATGGTGGCAGTTACATATTTTTGGCGGTGGCATAAATGGCGTATTTTTATTTACTGCAACACAAGGACTCCGGCAAAAAATACGCTGGAGTTCGTTATGCAAAAGGTTGTCAACAGGAAGAACTGCTAGTCAAGTATTTCACTTCTTCTCGCGCAGTGAAAAAACTCCTTAAAGATGACCCGGCTTGTTTTGACATTATTGAGGTTAAAAACTTTGACAATAATGAAGAGGCAATTGCGTATGAACTTAATTTCATAAAAGAGAACAACGCACATTTAAGCGAGGAGTGGTTTAATCAAGCGGCTGCCAAAGCAATTAACCCAAAGGCGGCCAAACAAACTTGCCTTGAGCGTTATGGGGTAGAAAACTGGACCCAGACAGAAGAGTACAAAACTAGCGGACTTGGTTTTCAGCCCGGAAATAAGCACGGATGCTTTCCGCGTACAGAAGAAACAAAACAAAAAATGTCCGAGGCATTTACAGGGCGCGTATTCAGCGATCAGCACAAACAAAAAATTCGAGACCGTCGCATAGGGTCAACCGCTTCCGAAGAAACCAAAGCAAAAATGTCTGCAACTCGCCGTGGCAAGCCAAGACCCGCATCATTTTCAGAAAAAATGGCAGTAAAAATGAAAGGAGAAAACAATCCTATGTATGGAAAGGCATCTCCACGCAAAGGTATTCGAGATCCGGTAATTGCTTGTGAATATTGCGGCAAAGAAGCCAGCAAAGGGAATTATCTTAGGTGGCATGGGGACAACTGCCGCCATAAAACCTCCACTACTGTTTAACCATGGAACTCCGTAACCGCACCACCGGCGCCGTCATCACTGAGGACGAGTTTCGCCGCTCCAATCCCAACACCAGCTTCCCGCCGCAGCTCACGCCTGAGATCATCGACAGCTTCGGCTATGACCCCGTGCTGGAAGGCCCGCAAGCCACCACAATCCCGCCTTACCAGTACAGCCAGCGTGATGGCGTGGTGGAGGTGAACGGACAGTGGTTCACGCACTACATTGCCGGTCCTGTCTTCCAGGATTACACCGATGATCAGGGCGTGGTGCATACCGCTTCTGAGCAGTATGAGGCGTATTGTTTCGCCAAAGATGCCGAGCAAGGCAAGGCTGTCCGAGAAGATCGCAACCGTCGTCTGGCTGAATGTGACTGGACGCAGCTAGCCGATAGCCCGCTCGATCCTGACGGCAAAATGGCGTGGCAGCTATACCGTGAAACTCTCCGCATGGTGCCGCAACAGGAAGGCTTCCCTTGGAACGTGCAGTGGCCGCCGAAGCCCGGTGAGAACTGATGGCGGTAAAAGCTAAAACAGGCACAGGGCGGCTGGATCATCAAGCCGGTCGCCCAAAAACTACTCGTCAAGGGTTTGGACAACATTCTCGCCCTCGCCGCCGTGGCAAAAAACCTCGGGTCGGGCAGGGCCGCTAAATTAGAAAAAAGGTCGGCAGTATGCCTCGCAATGGATCACCACGAAGAGGCACCAATCACCATCAAGCCGCCCGAAAACCCATTTAATCAAGCCGTTCCGGCCCTGTTGACCACAGCGGTCATAGGGTTGGGCGGCCTTTTTATGCAAGTCGCCAAGCTAGACCAGTCGGTCAGTACGGTTGCCGCCGATATCCAAGAGCTAAAAAACGACTCAAAAGAAAGGCTTAGCGATCTTGAAAGCCGCGTTAGACATATTGAGATGACGGTTGGCAGCCGTAAGTGATCGCCGTACACTGAGGAAAACGCATTTTTGTTATGGATCCCACCACTGCTGCTGTTGTGGCTATTGTTATTGCCGCCGGGTCTGAAATCATCAGCCTGCTGCCGATCAAGGAAAACGGCTGGATTCAGCTGATCTTGAAGGCTCTGAAGGTGGTATTCCCAAAGCGTTGAATGCCGACACGGTATGGCTAGCGCGGTTCGGCCAAAAGACTTGGCGTGATCACCTGCGTAAGGCTGCGCAGGATTACAAGTTTGATAAGACGCTAGGACCGAGGCTAGATCGCGCTGAGACTGATTGGCATAAGGCACAGCCACCAGCAATAGAGCCGCCAGTGATTGTGCATCACGATATTGACCCTGTGCTGCAGACTGGTGATAGCCGCTTGCTTGGTGGCGCCATGAGTATCCACGCACCCTGGAGCAATGACGCAGAACGCGATACGGCTGATTGACCTGTTTCGGTATTACAAGGCATTGCCACACCAGATGGCTGCAATTACGGAATTGGAGTCCGTGATTTCAAAGGCAAATCCGCATATCCTTGGCCGCGATCAGGGTTGGTTTAAGACGTGGAGTCAGTCGGGTAAACAGGAAGATGATTTGCAGCCTGCTGTTGAGTTGATTAAAAAGTTTGAAGGCTTAAGGCTTGAGGCTTATTTGTGTCCTGCTGGTGTCTGGACAATCGGCTATGGCCATACGGGCACGAATGTAAAGGCTGGCCTGAAGATCACGCAGGCTGATGCGGAGGCGTTGTTGCTGTCTGATATTGAGCGTTTTGCCCGTGCTGTTGATACTTGGATCAAAGTTGATCTAACGAATAATCAGCGTTGCGCGTTGATCAGCTTTACGTTCAATGTGGGGATTGGGGCGCTGCAGGAAAGCACACTGCGTAAGCGGCTGAATAACGGGGAAGATCCCGTCAAGGTGGCGATGGAAGAGCTGCCGAGGTGGAATAAAGGGGATGGCAAGATCCTTGAGGGTTTGGTGCGTCGTCGCCGGGCTGAGGTTGAGTTGTTCTGTCATGGCGTGAAGCCTGTAACGAATGACGTAAAACTGACGCCCGATAAGCCGTTTGATTTTCGCGTTACGCCTCATATCAAATATGGCGAGCTTGCATTAAACCAAGAGGCCAGAAGATTCGACAAACAGCATCAGTGCGATACGGCAATTGTGCTGTGTAATTTCCTTGAAAAGGCAAGGGCTGCATTTGGTGGCAAGCCGATTATTATCACAAGCGGTTACAGAAATCCACAAATAAACGCGTCTGTTGGCGGTGCATCACGCAGCGAACATTTATACGATGCGCCTGATACCGGAGCTGTTGATTTTTACCTTGAAGGTGTCAATATCTACGACCTACAGGAATGGTGCAAGGTTCATTGGCCCTTTAGCTTGGGCCTAGGTGCGCCAAAGGGTTTTTTGCATATTGGGATGAGGCCGGGCCGACCAAGTGTTAAATGGGATTACTAGCAAACCTGCCCGCAACGTCTCGCAGCCTATTTGCCTTGATGTAGGTGTTTTCATAATGCGTTAACCATTGAAGGTTTAAGGCGCGATTGTCATGGGGGTTGTTGTTTATATGGTCAACGTGATAAAAATTGCGCCCCCTTCCACTTTTGCCGGGGCAAGGCTTAAGAAAGGCTTCAGCCACTAATTGATGTATTCTTTTTGTTTTTACTTTTCCGTTCCTAGACAATGCAACATGCAAATATCTGCATGAATTTTGCGGCCTTAAGATTCTGCCCTTAAATTCGTGGACCGCTTGACCATTCCACCTTTTGCCGGGCAGGCTTCTTACGCGGCCTTGATCTGAAACTTCATACAAACCTTCATAGCCGACAACGGGCTTCCAAAGCTCTACAATGCCTTCCATCAGCTCAGTTGGGTGAGTTGGTCACGCTCTAGGGGCGGCAACCCGCTGGAGCACCCCAATAATACCGCCAACCTCGTGCTGCTGCCTGATTCTGAGATTCGTGCCCTGTGCCAGTCTCACGCTCTGATTCATCCCTTCAATCCTGATCGCCTCAACCCTGCTAGCTACGACGTGGCGCTGGGCGACAACATCATGATTGAGGTGGCCGAAACCCCCGAGCTGATCAGGCACAGCATTAAGACGCACACCAAGGAGGATCCGTACTGGCTGCAGCCTGGT